CAAGATCCGCCCGATCCGCTCGGAGAGCAACGGCCGGCATTACTACATGCTCTACGTCGACCCGCGCCTGTTCCGCGACCTCAAGCTCGACACCACCATCAGCCAGGCCCAGCGTGAGGTGAACCTGGAGATGGAGAACAACCGCCTGTTCAAGGGCGGCGATCTGCTTTGGGACGGCGTCATCATCAAGGAAGTCCCTGAGATGTTCGACGAACTGGGGGCGACCTTCACCGACAAGGGCACGGCGGGAGCCGAAGTCGGCTGCGCGTTCCTCTGTGGTGCGCAGGCGATCGGCACCGCCTATGCAAAGCGGTGGCAGTCCCGGCAGCAGGACTGGGACTACGGCGACAAGCGCGGCGTGGCGATCGAGGCGATCTACGGCATCGGCAAGATGCAGTTCGGCTCCAATGCCTCCGCCGAGCGTGGTGACCTGAAGGACCACGGCATGGTCACGGGTTATTTCGCCACGACGAACTGAGCTTGCCCGCCGCGGCAACCCCAGCGTGGCCGGAATTCCGACCACGAAATGAGAGAGGGCGGGGTGGCTCCACCTCCCCGCCCTTTTTCTTTGCCGCGTTAACTTCCTGGTAACCCCGCTTCCGCTAAAGCTAGCAAGCTGGAAACTTAGCTAGGGAGCATCCAACCGTGTCGATCATCACCATCGCGTCGTCAAAGGGCGGCGCCGGCAAGACCACGATTGCCCGCCTGCTGCTCGGCCATGCCGCGCGCCACGGGATGACGGCAGCGGCGCTCGATGCCGATCTTAACCATTCGTTAGCGGATTGGGTCCGGCAGCACGCCGCCCCATTCGAGGTTCGGGCCGAGATCGACGAAACCCGGATCGTTCCGACCGTCAGCGAACTGCACGACAAGCACGACCATGGCGCTGGTCAAGAGCGCGTCGGCCATGATGGGGCGAGCCATCGTGGCGCGCGTGGTGCTGACCGGGTTCAAGCCGCGGACGTCGGTCGCAACCCATGTCGAGCAAGAGATCGCGACCGCCGCCCTGCCCGACCTCAAGACCCGGCTGCACGACCTGGTCGCCTTCGAGGAGATGACCTTCAACGGCGTCGTGCCCGTGATCGGGCCGGCCGGTGCCCAGTCCGAGGCCCTTTTCGCCGAGGCGATGGCGCTGGCGGATCCGAGCTATCAACCTATCAAACTGGCTTCCTAGCCAAGGAAGGAAGCAAGGAATGTTCTTCAGCCACTTGGCCCGACTACTTGCCTACGCAGCCTTTGTCTTTGGCCTGCTTAATTTCCTGAGTGCGATTTGGACCAAGTGGGGACCGTCGGATGAGATTGCTCGCCTTGGCATACCGGTAGGGGCGATTGATCTGGGGATTTACGCCACCCTCTTTGCCATAGCGATGGGCACACTGGCCGAGATCAGTTTTTCAATACGAGGGCCTGAGTACAGGCCCTAGCTTGCGACACCACAACCGAGCTTCATAGCAAGCAGGAAACCTAACAGATGATGAAGAAGAACTTGCAGAGCGTCACCGCGAACCTGGGCGATCTTGCCGCCACCATGCCAACGCAGCGGCCGTTGTCGATCGTCCAGGCGCCGGCTGTTCCCAGCGAGCCGCTGGTTCAGTTCTCGTTCCGAATGCGGAAGTCGCTGCGCCGCGAACTCGACCGGCTGGCGATCGACCACGACACCACGATGCAGGCCTTTGTGCTGGGCGCGTTGCGGGAGAAGGGCCTGAGCGTCACCGACAACGATCTGCTCGATCTGCGCAAGCAGGCTTCATAGCATCATAGCTTCACCGCTAGTGGGCTAGCTGGCTTCATCGCGAGGCCAGCTTTCCTGTGCGCTGAGGGGGGAGGCCGGTTGTTCGACGCCCCCAAATCAGTGTAGGCGCGAAGGTTACACAACGAAGGAGCGAGTCGGCCGCGTAGCTTTAGAAATGGAAACGGCCCGGATCAGTTGGCGCTGATCGGGCCGCGATAGGATTTAGAGGGGCGAAAACAGGCCCTCTAAATCCCACAGCGCAAAATGTTCGTCAAGCGGGAAACGTCGTTTCCGGCAACGCTGTCCCCATGTCTGCACGCGGCCCTTAACCATGGGGCAGTGAATGACCACGCACGCGTTAACCTCTGTTTTGCCGAGCCTGAACCGTCACCACAGGCGCCGGGAGAAGGTGTTCGGGGAGGGCCGGCCGCGGCCGATGTCCCGCAACATCAAGCTGCGGGTGATGGCCATGGCGCGGGCGCTGATGCGCCGGACCGAGCCGGGCAAGCATTACGGGGCGATCACCGCCAAGCACCTGGCCGTGCTGCAGGCGCTGCTTTGGGAATTCCACAACGCCGCCACGGGGCTTTGCTTCCCGTCCTACGAGGCGATCGCGGAGAAGGCGGGCTGTGCCCGCTCGACGGTCGCCGAGGCCATCAAGGCGCTGGAGACTGCCGGGCTGCTGACCTGGGTGCACAGGATCAAGCGTGTCTATGAGCGCGTCATCAACATGTTTGGGGAGGGCGCGCACGGCCAGCGGTCGCGGGTGGAGCGCACCAGCAACGGCTATCGCTTCACCGAGCCGCCTGATGTCAGAAGTAGCAAGTCCGAACTTAAGTCTGGAACCGAAGGCCAAGTTTCTTTCCCCTTGGCTGCAGTGCCGGCACCAGCCCCGAAAGTAGTCGACCCCGGCCTCGCGGCGGCCCTGGAGCGGTTAGGCAGCCTTGTTCGGACAGGCGCTAGTCGCGCCTGACGTTGTTTTCAAGGAAGACGCCGCTTCGCGGCGGCTCGGCAATGAAGGAAGGGGAGGCGGGGCCGCCAGGAGTCGCCCTCGTTTGCAAGTGGCATTTTCTCCCTGCCGGCCAAAAATACGCTTAGGCGGCGGACTCGAGGACTGGTTAGACTCGGGCCGGACAGGAAGTACAGCTCCATGTCCGGCCCTAACCTCAAACACGGAATTGACCCATGTCCCAGGCTGACGACACAGATACCATGCCGCCCGGCGTTTTCCTGAACGATCTCGTGCGCGAGTTCTGCGCGATGGAGGAGAAGCTGCGAGCAATCTACGACTTCGACCGGGAAAGGTTGGATCCGGTCACTGCCGAGCGGCTGCGGCTGGACGGGGGGCTTCTGTCCTTCGCCACCCTTCTCCAGAAAACAAACATCGATGAGAAGATCGTGGCGAGCTTCCGCAATCTCGCGTTTGCCCTCCGCGAACTGGACAACAAGGGGCGGGTCGTCCCCCTCCTTACGCCGATCAAGCCGGGCAGCGGCCGCCAGGTTGACCGCTTCGATATGCAGATGGTTCGGGTGAGCGTGGTTGCAGGGCTGGAGGCACTGATCCATGCAGATCAATCGGAGAAGCCCCAGGAGAAAAAGGAAATAGCCGCGGCGCGCTACATCGCGCGCAAGTACCCGATTTTTGAGCGGCTGATTGTGGAACGCAAGCAGAGGAAGCCCAGCGAGGATGATGCCCCTGTCAGGAAGGAGGACTACCTTGCGTGGCCGATCAAGTCCTGGCTCAAATCGTTTCTCAAAAAGCCCGTAGAGGGCGACAAGAACGACGACGCCAAGCGTATATTCAACGACACTCGCCCGAGATTCCTGGCCGAGTTCAAGCGGATCGGCCCCGAGAACTGCAAGGCATACGCCGACGAACTGCTGACCAAGGCCGCGAAGGAGGCGGAGGCGCTGCTTATTCCCGTCGAGCCGAGCGAGCAGGGCGAATGGAGCGGTCTCCCGGCCGGGCCGAACATCCACTGAGTTTCTAGAATGGGGTTTTAGAACTGAACTAGTTTTAGAACCTCATTCTAGAACCGCACAGTTGGGTATAACTGGATGACCATTGTCCCCATAGGAACAGTGGTCAAATGCAACGTCCCATCCCCGTCCAACCCCAGCGCAAGGAGCTTTTCACTTACGGTGAAGTAGCTGCCGACATGCGCATCTCGCTTCGGACCTTTGCCGACCTCGTCGCCAAGGGGAAGGTCCGAACCGTCAACGTCTCTCCCGGCCTGAAGCGCGTCACCGCCGACGAACGCCAACGCCTTCTGTCGGAGGGCGTGTCATGAGAGTGCTCTCCTGCAACGCGCTCGCCGCCCAGGTCGACGCCATCGCATCCGTCGCGGCGACCCCTGACGAATATTCCCACGACGACCTGATGGTCCTGACGCTGACGTTCGGAACCGCTGTTGACGAGATCCATCGTGAGATGGATCGGCGGCGCAACCAGTGGCGCGCCGAGCGTGGCCTGCCGCTGTGCGTCCCTTCCTTCGATTATCTTCCCCTCTCGGCACTCGGCAAAATGCTCGGAAAAGACGCCGAAGGGGGCGCAGCATGAACAACATTGTTCGTTTTCCAGGGAAGCCGGTTTTCGAGTGCCTGAGTGCCGGCAGCGACGGGGTTGTCGTCCTTTTCTCGTACAAACCCGGCTCGCCAAACCACGCCATCGGGCCATTCTCCACACCCACTGCCGCGCTCGCCTGGGCCGTAGAGAATGGCGCGCGAGAAGGCGTGAAGGTCGACCACTCCAGCTTTTCAAGGTGGGCGTGATGACAGTCCTTCAGTTCAGAAAATACCGGGCCGGCAATCCCCGAAATGGCGAGTGCTACGCCGTTGAGACGTCGATCGACTACGGCGTCGTGCACATGTCCCGGTCCGGTGACAGCGCCGGCTGGGACGGCGGCTACAAAACCATGGCCGAGGCTGAAATCGCTGCGTGGCATCAGGCCAGGCGCCGCAACTGCATCTTCCTTTCATCGATGGTGCAGGCATGACCGGATCTCCTGCCATGAATGGCCTCGGCTCTGACCGGCCGGACAAGGCTGTGTTCGACGACCTCGATGACGTGAAACCCGAAGAGTTTGCGGACCCCGTGCCGCCCGAAGACGAACCATATTCAAACAGCGACATCGATAGCCGCAAGATCACGGTAACGTTCATCAGGGACGAGACCGGGCAAGAGATGAGCCGCGCCGACATGACGCTGCTGCAGCTAGCCGAGCACATCCGCTTTACGACTGCCGCCGGCAAAATGGCGCTGCCCTGGCTCAAGCTGGCGCTGTTCGGAAACAAGCGGAGCGAAAAGAACTCACTGCGTACCAATGAAAACGTGCTGAAGATCACCGGCATCGAGGTCGAGCATGATGCCGGGACAGTATCGTTTAAGGAGGCCGTCGCAGTCTTGGCTGGGGTGCGCTGCATCGTCTACTCCTCGCCGTCCTACGTTCCCGGCGAGAAGGAACGCTGGCGGGCCTTGCTGCCGCTGTCGGTGAACTATCCGCCCGAAATGCGGGAGAAGCTGGTAGCGCGCATCAATGGCCTATTCGCAGGCCAGCTCGCGCCGGAAAGTTTTACGCTGTCATTGTCGTACCTGTACGGCCATCTACCCGGCGCCGAGCACCGCGTTGAGGTCATCGACGGCAAACACCTCGATCTGCGCAACGAACTTTATGCCGGGTCGATCTTCAAGGACGGCAGCCGGGTTGGTCAAAATGGCAGCGGTGCCGGCCCCGACCTCAACGGCGCCGGCCCGCAACACAGGTCTCGCAAGGACGACGACCCGCAGGACCTCGATCGTGACAAAATCGAGGCTGCTCTCAACGTCATCAGCAGCGACTGCGATTACTTGACGGTCTGGATGCCGATCGGCGGCGCGCTTTATTCTGCACTCGGCGATTCCGGCTGGCCGATGTTCGATCGCTGGTCGGCCAAGGCCCCGGCCAGATACAACGCTGACGAATGCATGGAGAGCTGGAAAGGCTTCCGCTCACTCAGGAAGTATACCGCCGGGACTATCTTTCATTTTGCCGACAAGGCCGATCCAGCCTGGCTTGATCGGTACAAGGACGAGGAGAAGCTGCGCATCCTTGAGCGCATGGCTGCAGCCGCACGCGCCAGCGGTGCTACCTCTGGCGCGGGGGCCGGCCCCGGCAGCACTTCAGGTGCTTCAGGCACTGGCGGCCCGGGCACCGGCAGCGCCAGCCAGGGCACAGGCCAGGCGCCGCCACTGATCAAGGCCAAGCCGTTCGTCCTGCGAGATCCGAAATCAATCCCGAAGCGGCAATGGGTCTACGGTCGCCACCTGATCCGCAAGTTCGGGTCGGCAACATTCGCTCCATCCAGCAGCGGCAAGACCAATACGTTCATCGTCGAGGCGCTGGCGATGGCAACCGGCCGCGATCTGCTCGGCATCATGCCGCCACGCCGGTCCAGGGTGTGGCTGTGGAACGGGGAAGACCCCTATGACGAACTGGAGCGCCGCGTAGGGGCCGCCTGCCTGCACTACAAGATCACGCCCGAGGAGATCGACGGCTGGCTGTTCATCAACAGCGGTCGCGATGCCGACAGCAGGCTCGTCATCGCCACACAGGGGCGCCATGGGGTGACGATCGCCGTGCCAATGGTCGAGGCGCTGATCCAGACCATCAAGGACGACAAGATCGACGTCGTCATGATCGATCCGTTCATTTCGTCACACAACGTGATGGAGAACGACAACAACGCCATCGATGCCGTCGCCAAGGCCTGGACCGGGATCGCTGACGTCACCAATACGGCGATCGACCTGGGGCACCACACCCGCAAGACCGGCGGGGCCGAGGTGACCGTGGAAGACGGCCGCGGTGCCGTGGCCCTGCTCAATGCCGTCCGCCCCGCCAGGGTGCTGAACACGATGACGGAGGACGAGGCCGCCAAGGCGGGGATCACCGACGGCCGCAAACGCTACTTCAGGATCACCGACGGCAAGAACAACAATTCCCTGCCGACCGACAAGCTGGAGTGGTACCGCTCGGCCTCGGTCGACCTCGGCAACAAGGAAGACCCCAAAGACCTGCTCGGCAGGGGTGATGACATGGGCGTCGTCACCAAGTGGGAGTGGCCCAACCCGCTCGACGGCGTGACCGGCGCCGACTTCGCCCAGGCAGCTGCAGCCATTCGGGGCGGCAAGTGGCGCAAGGATACCCAGGCCAAGGATTGGGTGGGCAAGGCCGTCGCCAAGGCGCTGAAGTTGGACCTGAACAACAAGGCCGACAAGGCCAAGGTCAAAGGGCTGGTCGGGATCTGGCTCACCGCTGGATCGCTGGTCGAGGTCGATGGCTTGGACGACCAGCGCAAGTCCAAAACCTTCATTGAAGTAGCCGAGGAGGACTGACGTTTGCCCTACGTTTTGCGCCACCTTGAAAAACCGCTCCACCTTGCGCTGCGCCACCCCCACACCCCTAGAGGGGTGGTGGTGGCGCAGATTGGTTGCGGTACCTGCGCCACGTTGCTCCACCACAGGGTGGCGCAGGTGGCGCAAGCAGATGCAGCATGAGGTTTTTGCGCCGGCCGGCATCCGGCCGGCAATTCAGAAGGAGGACGAGACAATGGGCACAGAGGCAAACTTCGGGATGCGGTCGATGACGATCGACGAGATACTGACCTCACTCGCCCGGAGCCGCATCAACAAGATGCCGGAAGAGAAGCGAGCGGCTGCATGGGCGTCATTCAAAGAGCAGGTTCTGGATGAGCCGGGCGAGGAACAGGCGTCCAGCCCTCCCCACCTGACGCCGACCTAGCGGGCTTTATACAAATGTCAGGACTTGGCCCAACTCAGCGCCGCGTCATGCGGGCTTTCATCGCAAATCCGGGCGTGCGGCTGACAACTGGCGATCTAATTCGCTGGAGCTATCCGCGCCTGACAGGAAAGCCTCCGAACACCATGCGCTATCTCAGCGTCCGCCGCGCTGCTGAAGCGGTCGCCGTCAAAGTCGGCCGAACTTATCCCGGCGGTTTCATCTGGATGGGAAAAGATTCCTATCAGCTTCCCCCCGATGCTTCCCCATCGCTTCCCAGCGACAAGAAGCGCGACTGAAAGCGCCGGAAACGCGAGTCTAATCAACGCTCACTCGTTCAAGACCCCATGTCACTCAATCATAGACTCGGCTATTCGCGCTGTCCTGACGTCACTGCACTACATTGCAGTCGTCTGCACTAGAACGACATCGCACCGCTAACAGCAGGCGCCTAGACTCTGCGGCAGGTTCAACCCCGCAGAGGCAGCGATGAAAGAACGCAAGACATCCCAGATCGTGGTGCAGGTCGCCCCGTCCGAGCGTGCCCGGCTCGACCAGGAAGCCGAGCAGCGAGGGCTGGACCTCTCCAGCTACATCCGCATGACGCTGCACCAGGCGCGCGTGCAGGCCCCACAGCACGAGGCCGCGTGAGATGGGGGTAACCACCGGCCGCTCAAACAAACGACCCAGCGCCTCGCCGGAGACTCGGCAAATGGCCTTCCACAGCAGATCAACCACCAGGCCGTCGCCGGGCTAGTCAACGGGCGCATGCCGCCGCCGGGCTACGGGCGAATGGGAGTGAGTGAGAATGCTGGCGTTCACTGCCGACGACACTTCGATCACGGCGGATACGACTGAGCGAACCGCAGATCAGACGGTGAACGTGAAGGTGACAAAGCCTCGGCGGCATCTTGGCGGCGACGATTACGGGGGCGGTCCCCGGCGCAGGGATCCGCAACTGATGCGGCGAAGGGGATAGGCCAGATGGCTGAACTGGACGACCAACAGACCTTAACCGACCTCGGCAGCGAGGAGGCAGTCCAGACCCCGTTGGACAGCATCCTTGAGGGCAACGCTACGGATGCCCCTGCAGCACAGTCCGATGAAGGCGAGCTAGGCGGCACAGACGCGCCCAAGGTGCCGCTGGTAGCCCTCAAGCGCGAGCGGGAGCGCCGGCAGAAGGCGGACAAGCAGGTCGAGGAGTTGCGGCTCGAGCTGGAGCGGTTCGACAACGCGAAGTTCGGCTGGGACGAGACGGTTGCCGAGGAGGAGAAGCGGTTCGCCCAGGAGGAGCAGCAGCGGGTTGATGAAGCCTCCCAGGACCCTGCTGTGGTCAACTACGGCAAGAGCCTGGGGCGGTTCACTGCCATCCACGGCAAGGACGTCGTTGCCAAGGTAGACGCCGGGCTGAACCGCCTGAACGTCGAGCAGCGCCAGCACGTCATGCACCTCACAGGCTCTCAAGCGGACCCTGTGGCGGCGATCCACGCCTATGTCGACGGCCTTGGGCTGCTGGACTTCAAGGGTGCGCCGATCGACCAGATCCTGACGAAGGACAAGGCGGCGCCGGGGCAACAGGCAACCGACCCGCAGCTCGCCCAGCACTATGCGGAGCTTAACCGGCATGGGCAGGAGGTAGCGCAAGCCGAGCGGCGCACGGCGGTTGCGCTGAGTGAGACGAGGTTCATCTCGCGACACGGTGCGGATGCCTATGACGCGCTGGACCGGCTGTCGATCGAGCTGGCGCAGTCGGGTCACCCTGTGGGGCAGCAGTTCGTGCAGGCGGTGCAGACCAGCTCCGACCCGGTATCGACCGCGGCGCAGATCCTGGCCGAGCTTGGGCTGTGGCAGCAGGAGGCCCAGCAGCAGCCACAACAACAGCAACCGCGGCAAACCTTCCCCAGCAATTTGGCGAACCGCCGCAACATGGGCCAGCGGAATGGGCCGGCCTATGGCGGGCCTACCCCACTGAACGACATCTTCAAGCATTAGGCACTGACATGACGGTAGACCCATCAAAGTTCGAGCGAGAGGCCAATGGCTTCATCAAGAAGGGCAGCGGCGGCCGGATTGCCGGCTCAAGGAACAAGCTGTCACACGCCTTCCTGGCCGATGCTCTGGAGAGCTGGGCCAAGAACGGCAAGGCGGCGCTGGAGATCACTTTCCGCGAAAAGCCCGACGTCTATTTCAAAGTCATGGCCAAGCTCATTCCGCGGGAATTGATCCTGTCGGATGGCGGCAAGATCGACACTATCAGTGAAGATGACCTGGATGCGGCGCTGAGCAAGATCCTCGAGGAGCGGAAGAGGCTGGCTCAGGAAGAAATTCAATATGCCAGCTGATGCACTCACGCTGGACACACTGGACGCGCTGGAGCGCCGCCTTGTTGACGTGAAGGAAAAGCGCCAGATCCGGCGCAGCATGGCGGCGTGGGCCAGGTACAAGGGTTTTGAGCCGGCCGCGCATCATCTCTTGATCATGAAAGAACTGGAAGAGTTCATCACGAGCGACGACTACGACGTGCTGCTGCTGCACGCCCCGCCAGGCTGCGCCAAGTCGACTTACATCAGCGCACTGTTTCCGTCCTGGTACTTTGCGAACCATCCCGGCAACAACATTTTGTTCGCAACCCACTCAGACGACTTCGCGCACCGCTGGGGCCGTCGCGTCAGGAACGACATCGCCAGCGAGGGCGAAGTGCTGGGCATCAGCCTGTCGCAATCATCCGGCGCGGCGGACCAGTTCGCGCTCAACGAAGGTGGTGAATACTACGCCGTCGGCGCCGGCAAGGGCATCTCAGGCTTCCGTGCGGATCTCGGGCTGTGTGACGATTTGTTCGGCTCTCGCGAGGATGCGTGGAGCGACACGGTGCGGGAAAAAAGGTGGTCGTGGTTCGTGGATGATTTTAGTCCGCGATTAAAACCGCGGGCGAAGCGAATAATGATGAATACCAGGTGGCACGAAACGGACGTTGCCGGCCGTGTCATTGAGCAGATCGAGGCCGGGCATGTCCGCGGCAAGGTGATTGATATTCCGGCGATTGCCGGCGAGGACGATCCGGTCGGCCGCAAGCCCGGCGAATACCTGTGGGACGAGCCACAGGGGTACGACTACGGGCGCTTCCTGCGCGAGCGGCAGCGTGAGGCCAGCCCAATGATGTGGTCGGCGCTCTTCCAACAAAATCCAAGTCCCATGGATGGCGACTACTTCAAGGCGGACTGGATCAAGACCTACGACAAGGCCCCTGACCCGGAAACGATGCACATTTATGGCGCCAGCGATTTTGCTGTTAGCGCCGACAAGGGTGACTACACCTGCCACGGCGTGATCGGCGTCGATCCCGAGGGCAAGCCTTACCTGCTCGACCTGTGGCGCAAGCAGGCTTCATCCGACGTCTGGGTGGAATCTTTCTGCGACCTGGTCAAGAAATGGAAGCCGATCGGCTGGGCGTTCGAGAAGGGCCAGATCACGTCGGGCGTGGGGCCGTTCCTCGAGAAGCGGCAGCGTGAGCGCCGGGCCTACGTTGCCAAGTCGAGCTTCCCAACCCGCGGCGACAAGGCTGTGCGGGCGCAAAGTTTCCGCGGCTACATCGCCTCACACGGCCTGCACGTCAACAGGCGCGCCCCGTGGTTCATCGCGCTGCGCTCGGAGATGCTGAGTTTCCCGGCCGGCCGCAACGATGATCAAGTTGATATGCTTTCCCTGTGGGGGCAGCTGCTCGACACGGTGTCGAGGGGCCGCGCGCTGCGGCCGAAGGTGCCTAATCCCCTGAAAGACCGCTGGGATAAGGTGTTCAACGACACTGACGACATAGAGAGCTGGAAGGTCGCGTAAATGAAACCGCAACACGATATCACAGTCGTCGTCGTCGACGATGAAGACGACGGCCTGCTCGACGTCGGCGCGCTCGTCAAGATGTTCGAAGAATCCGAGGACTCGACCTCAGAGGCGCGGGATTTGTCCCAGCGCGACCGGGAATACTACGACAGCCGGCAATGGACGTCGCAGGAGATTGCCACGCTGAAGAAGCGTGGCCAGCCCGTCATCACCGACAACATCATCAAGACCAAGGTCGATTATCTCGACGGCGTCGAGAAGAAGCAGCGGATCGACCCGAAGGCGTTGCCGCGCACGCCGAAGCATGAGGCCGAGGCGGAGGCTGCAACGGAGGCGCTGCGCTATGTCACGCAAGAGCAGGACTACGACAAGAAACGATCAGCGGTTTGGCGCGACATGCTGGTGGAGGGCGCTGGCGGCATTCGGGTGACGGTCGAGGAAGCCAAGGGGTACGACGGCCAGCCGGGCTACGAGGTCAAGATCCACCGCGTGGCGTGGGACCGGATGTTTTGGGATCCGCACGCCTCGGAGCCGGACTTCTCCGATGCCGGCTATCTCGGCGTCGTCATCTGGATGAATTACGACGACGCCCTGGCGCAGTACCCTGAGGCTAAGGAGGCGCTGGACACGACGCTGTCCACGTCGCCGTCAGACACCTACGACGACAAGCCAAAACACAATCACTGGGGTGACAACAAGCGCAAGCGGGTGCGGATCTGCCAGATCTGGATCAGGCGCGACGACGCCTGGCATTTCGCGGAGTTCACCAAGGGCGGCATCCTGAAGTCGGGGCCGTCGCCCTACACCAACGACAAGGGCGAGAGCGACTGCGAGATGTTCTTCCAGTCGGCCTATGTCGACGCGGACAACAACCGCTATGGCTTCGTGCGCGAGATGATTTCGCTGCAGGACGAGGTCAACAAGCGCCGCAGCAAAAGCCTTCATTTGCTCAACACCAACCAGCTTCATTACGAGGATGGCGCGTTCCAGGACAACGACATCGAGCGGGTCCGGAAGGAGTTGGCGCGGCCGGACGGCACGGTTCGGTATGCCCACAACGCGCTCGCCGAGAAGCGCGCGATCGTTGTCCACGGCGCCGAGCTTCTGACCCCGCATTTCAGCCTGCTGCAGGAGGCCAAGAACGCCCTCAACCTGAAGGGGCCGAACGGGACCGAGATGGGCGACATGGCCCAGGGGGCGATCGCGGCCTCGGGCCGCGCCATCATCGCCAGCCAGCAGGGCGGCATGACGCAGTTGGCACACCTCACCGACCGGCTGCGCAACCTGGACATAAGGGTGTTCCGCGCGGTGTGGGCGCGCATCCGGCAGTTCTGGACCGCGGAGAAGTGGATCCGCGTCACCGACGACGAGCAGAACGTGAAGTGGGTTGGCCTCAACGTCGACCCTCAGGCGATCCAGATGGCGATGCAGCAGAACCCGGAAATAGCAAAACGCGTTGCCGGCGTGGTGGGCAACGTCGCCGAGCTGGACTGCGACATCATCATCGACGAGGCGCCGGACAGTCTCACCCCGCTGCAAGAG